TAATTAACATTAATACTTATTTACATAATATTTGTTTACATAATATTTATTATATTTTAACATAAAATAAATATTATTTCTTAATAAGTTTTAGTGTCTTATTATGGGTTTGTAGGTTCTTCCGTTGTTGGCTCTGTTGTTGTTGGTTCTTCCGTTGTTGGCTCTGTTGTTGCTGGTTCTTCCGTTGTTGGCTCTGGTGTTGTTGGTTCTGTTGTTGTTGGTTCTGTTGTTGTTGGCTCTGTTGTTGCTGGTTCTTCCGTCGTTGGTTCTGTTGTTGTTGGCTCTGTTGTTGTTGGTTCTGTTGCTGTTTCTATGACTTCAACTTCATCAACATCATTATCTATTATTGTAGTATCAAGAACATCACTATCTATAGTAATCTTATTGTGAAAATAACTATGACTATGATTATGATCAGGATTAGAACATCCAGCATGTAACAAATCTTCTATTTGTTCTTCACATAACAATAACTCATTATTATTAAAATCAATATTTAATTTTTTGATCAATTCTAAATTGTCGGTTTCATCGACTTCTTCATCTTCAATTGTTTCATTGTTGAATTCAAATGAATTCATAGGTCTTGAATTAAATAAAGAACCATTTAACAAAGATTGTAACATCATATTATTAGCTAAATCGGGCTTTTTTGTATTTAATAATGACATATTATCTTCTAAAGCTTTAATTGTAACACCATTTGAATTACACTGTTCGCTCAATTTGTGTACAGCATTAGAGGTCTCTAATGCCATATTTTGAGATTTAATTACCAATAATTTTAACTCATTAAATTCTGCACTAATATTATTAATACCCTTTATTCTCTCAAGGGTTTGAGAGAATTTCTCATTTAACAAAGCAGAGTTGCTTGTTATTTGAGTTTGTATATTCTCTTTAATGTTATTTAATAGTTCTTGTACTGATGTCTTAAACTCGGCTATTCTAATGTTTTGCAATTCTATTTTATCGTCTATTTTTTTTTCTAAAAGTTCCAGCCTCTCAACATTCATTGACGGCATTGAACTATTATTATCCGGCATTTCGTCATTCTTAACAGAAACAAGGCTCTCCAGTCTATCATCCACAAATTTGGTTAAAAATTCGTCGCTTGTAAATTCTGTAACTAATGTGTCAAGCTCTTTTAGTTTAACATCGTGAATTTGTAATATTTGTAAAGGTGTCAATGTTTGAGTTGGCTCTCGCGGAGCTTCTTTTTGAACCTGTTTATTAGCACTCGTGCTTTGAGCAACATTTTGCGTTATAGGTGGTTCGGGTGCTGTGCGCCTTCTTCGCGCGGATGCTAAAGCGGATGTTGACATATTTACAATATACTAATGCTTATTTTTTAAACCATATTATTAATAAATAATATAATTTTATTTGTTATATTATTAATAAATAATATAATTTTATTTGTTATATTATTTACAATTACTCTAATTTATGGTACCATAATATATTTGATAGGCTCATGATGCTTATAGTTAGTAACTACAAAATCTGTTTCTACATAATCTTCAATATTCAAGCGTTTATTTATAATTTCTAAGGTTGGAAATTCATAAGGTTCTCGTTGTAACTGTATTTTAATGTTATCAATATGTTCCTCATAAATATGACAGTTACCTTTATAATACAAAAATTCATAAGGCTCAAGATCACAATGCTTTGCTAATAAATGCGTTAAAAAGCAATATGAGGCAATATTGAAACAAGTCCCACAAGCTTCGTCGTTAGAACGTTGATACATAGCACAACTTAATTTATTATTATTTGTTACATTGAATTGCATTAAAATATGGCATGGGGGTAATGCCATAATATCAAGTTGACAAGGGTTCCAAGCAGTAATAATCATCCTTCTGGAGTTTCGTTTTTCAGGATCTTTTAAGCACTCAATAACTTCTTTAAGCTGGTCAATACCTTTATTGCTATAATCGCTACTACAATCTGTATATTTAGCGTTGTAATGACGCCATTGAAATCCGTATATTGGACCTAAATCGTCTTCCATAAACTTGTTTAGTCCACGCCCATCTAAAAACTTGCGTGATCCATTTTCATCCCATATATGAACATTTTTCTCTTTTAGATGCTTATTGTTGGTATCTCCTTTAATAAACCACAATAATTCTCGCAAACAAGTCTTCCAAGCGACTTTTTTTGTAGTCATAATTGGAATTTTATTATGCTCTAAAGAAAAATGCATTGTTGAACCAAATATAGATAAAGTGGTTCCGTTTCTACCTTCTTGATTACTATTAGTACTCAGTATATCATCTAATAAATTTAAATATTGATTTTCCTCATTATATTTGTTATTTCTATACTTATTTGCCTCGCAACACCGTCTCAACATTATAATTTATTTTAATATATTATACTATATTAAGATATATTTAAATAATATTTATTTATTAATAAGTTTATTTGTTATTTTATTGATCAGTTCAGCTTTTTCATTTTTTATAGTTTCAAAGTAATATACTAATCCGGTGTATGTTAATGTCATAGAAAAGAGAGATACTTTATATTCCTCATTTGATAATTCTAAAGATTTTGTATATACTTTAAATATGTCATTAACATATATGTTCACATATGTATAAGCAATAAATAATATGAGCGAAATTAGCAAGGCATTATTAGATTTTTTGGAAGTTTTAATATATTTTTTTGCGTATAAAAATGCGATTACTGGGAATATTAAATGAGCTATACAACTGATTAGAGCGTAATAAAAAGCTGCATTCTCTCCGTTTAAATTTATATATTTCTTACAAAAATCTAATATATAAGGAGAATACATTTTATAATGTTTTTCCCTTGATATTATATTGAATTTTTTTATAAGTATCAACGATGCTATTAATAATATTGATATAACTATACCAAAGCAAAAATATATTACAAAATCATAGATATTATCATCAAAACAATTTATATATATTAATGATATGAGTAAGATACTAACCACTTGCATACAAATTAATTTGTGAGCATCTATAATCATTTGAAAATATGAATAGTCATCTTGTATTTCTATTTTGGTTTTGTTGGGTTCTTCTTCTTTAAGTTCTTTTTCTTTAGTATTAGTGGCTTCTTTAAGTTCTTCTTCTTTATGTTCTTTTTCTTTAATATTAGTGGCTTCTTTAAGTTCTTTTTCTTTAGTATTAGTGGCTTCTTTAAGTTCTTCTTCTTTATGTTCTTTTTCTTTAATATTAGTGGCTTCTTTAAGTTCTTCTTCTTTATGTTCTTTTTCTTTAATATTAGTGGCTTCTTTAAGTTCTTCTTCTTTAAGTTCTTCTTCTTTAGCTTTCATTTTAATATTTATTATAATATATTAAATATATTAAACATTCATAGTTTTAACTATTTTCACATTATTATTATAATTAAATATGAGAACTATTAAAAATACTAATATTATTATAGAAATATAATTTGTAAATATAAAATACAATAAAAACCAGCCACTAATGCTTTTATCTAATCTTAATAGTGTTATAAAAAAATTACAAAAATATAGGAGAAAAATATTAGTAAACCATGAATCTTTATTTTCTGTTTTAGGAAATAACTGAATAATTAGTGGATATTTATAAGTAAATTTTTTTGTTAAAGCACCTATATATGTAATATCTATATGCCCTTTATTAAAATGAGATGAGCTAATGTCTTCAATTAATTTACTTCTTGAATCGCGTGAATATATAATTGCTTGAGCAGCACCGAAAAAACAAGGGTCTATATTCAAAAAATCACCATTATAATTCGAAAATAGTCCAAATGAACCAAATGTTAAAATATCGAAATTTGTTGTAGCAATAAAGTTATCGATTTTATCATAAATTAATGGGTCTTTATTTATAACTAATGCATCATCTTCTAAAATAATTACATTATTATATTCTTTTAAATACTCAAAAGCAGTATAATAAGCATGAACTATGTCGTATTTTGGTTCTGTAATTGTTGAAGGCTTAGCGCTTTTCCTAAATCCCTTATTGTATTGAATTATTGTTTTTTTAGCAAGACTTAATAAAAATATGTCTTCGTCGAACCTATTGTTGTCTTCCATTGCTAATATAAGAACAATATCGACATTATTAAGAATAGGTGTTTTTGTATCATTTAATGTTTTGTATGAGTAAGACGTCATAATAGTTAATCAATAAATATAATTTGTATTTAAATAAATAACATAATAAGTTATAATGTTATTTAGAAATAATAATATGTTTAATATTATTTAAACTATTTTAAATAACATTATTTAGAAATAATATAAATTTTTTTAATTTATATATATAATAATATTTATGGATTCTTTTAACAGTGAAAATACTATAGGTGGAGGAAGCAATAGACTAAGTCCTTCTGGATTCTTCTATTATGTTTTTAACTTTGATAGCGATAATAAAGCTATTTTATTAAATATGTTACAATATTTAATTATTGCTTTAATCCCTGTTATAGTGCTATTAAAATTTGTAAAAGAATATATTCCTGAAGACAATGATAAAAAAGATAACTTAGAATTATTATTCGAAATAATTCTTCAATTAGGTATATTATTTATTGCAATATTCTTTATTGATAAAATAACTCGCTATTTTCCGACATACAGCAAGGTGCCTTATTCTAAATTTAATGAAATTAGTTTCATTATTCCCACTTTAATTTTAATTATAACTATGCAAACAAAATTAGGGGCCAAAATCAATATTCTATATAGTAGAGTAATGGAATTTTGGAACGGTAAAAGTCCACTTGTAGGAACAAGCAACCACGGTAATGCTAAAATAAACCAAACCATTGCTACGCCTGGAGTTCATCAAGTCAGTAGGGCTGATACATTGGATAATACTTTAATGGCTCCAAGAGCTAATCAATTACCAGCTCAAAACAATATTTCTATGATTGATGCACTTCCAAATATGATGAATAATGGAGGTGGAGTTAATTATCAAGGACAGGCTATGCAAAACGCATTTATGGAGTCTATGGAACCTATGGCTGCTAATGGTGCTTTAGGAGGATCATTTGGATCTTCGTTTTAATTCTAAAATTTTTACTTTTTTGTATTATAAAAATTTTAGATTTAAGTAATGTTATTTAATTAGTTATTTATGAGGGTGTTATTGGTGTTGGTGCAGCTTTTAGTGCTGGTGCTGCTGCTGCTGCTGCTGGATTAAATTGTTTCTCTGCTGCTTTTATAACGGATCCTAATCCTAAAGTTTTAATACTATCTCCTTGTTTTTGTGTAACATCATTTACTTTGTTGCTTAATCTTTTGCTTAAACCAGTGCCTAATTTTTGGAGTGAACTGTTGCTAAAATTATTATTTAAAGCTGGACCAATACTTTTATCTATTTGATCTCTTACTTCTCCAAATTGTTGTTTGGATCCTTGACCAGAATTAGTTAACATACTCGTAATACCATTAGAAGCTATATTAGCAAGCTTTTGATTGTCTGAACTTTGATTGCCCATAAAAGAAGACATAACTCCTTGTAGTTGATTACCCATATTAGGCTGCTCTTGATTGCCCATAAAAGAAGACATAGCTCCTTGCTCTTGATTACCCATATTAGGCTGCTGTTGATTTCCCATAAAAGAAGACATGGCTCCTTGCGGTTGATTACCCATATTAGTCTGCTGTTGATTGCCCATAAAAGAAGGCATAGCTCCTTGCTGTTGATTTCCCATAAAAGAAGACATGGCTCCTTGCGGTTGATTACCCATATTAG